TCGAACGGGAACCAGTAGAACCCCAGCCTGTAGTAGCCAATATCGAGCAAGACATCCTTTGCCTTGGCTTCATCCTCAATGGTCATCCCACGCTCTTTTAGCTTCTTAATCTGTTCGTCTATACTGGTCGCTGTCTTCATATAATCTTATATTAAAAATCGGGAGGATCCGCCTGGAATCCCCCCTGCTTCCTTATTATAGTGCGCATATGCAGCTTGTGCATACAAGCACTTATGGTTCGGCAAAGGTAGGGATATTTTTCGTAATTCCAAAGAAAATTGCAAATTCTGATAAATTTTTTGTTCGAAATGGACAAAAAAGAGAGAGTGCGGGCGTCATCGCGACGACCGCACCCCGGGATTCTACCAAATCCAAGAAAAATTATTGAAAACAAAATTCTATGTGTTCTTCCATTTCGCCATCTCGCGCTCGCGCTCCTCCATCCTGCGCACGCTCTCGTCGATGACGTAGAGCGCATCGACGAGCTTGCCGCGGCGCACCTGGTCCTTGCGGGTCATGTCGCCCTGTGCCAGCGAGTCGAGCAGGCGCAGCTGCTGGTCGAGCACGTTGCCTCCCGCTGTGCCGCCGCCACCGCTGAACACGCGGGGGAACAGCCGCTGCATGCGGGAAAGGCATCCGCCGACGAACCAGAACATCACCATGCGCTGCCAGGCAGGGAGTGCCCTGATGACATCAACGTCTCCGTCATCAGGTTCGGTACCGTCGGTGGAATGCCACAGGCTTCCCAGGGCCAGATTCATGTTGTCGGGGTCTGCCCCTACCCCTGACAGGTAGGTCTGCAGCCACACGTAGCTGTCGAAAGGTATGTCGAGCATGCCGTCGGCTGGCCCCTTCAGCACCCTGCCGCCCGAACGGATGGCGGGGAAATGGTTCATGGTCAGCGACGGCACGATGTGGGGCTCGGGAACATAGACGTCATCGAACAGGAAGCTGTAGGTCTCGGCAAGTGCCGACACCTGTTCGACCGTCAGGGCGAAACGCCTGCCCTGCAGCCTGACCGTCACGGTGCCCCGGTCAGTATCGGGTATGCCCACTATCATGCCCCCGATGCCGTGCATCAGCATCATGGTGCACACCTCGAAGCTGGTGCGCCTCACCTGCAACAGCTGTGCGAGAAACTTCAGCTGCTCCAGGCTCATGGCGTTCCAGCCTGCGGGCACGGCGAACGCCAAGCCGTCGATTCCTATATTCCTGAACCCCTTCATAATCAAAGTATGCTGGTCACGAACTTATGTTCCTTGCTGTTATATTCCATCAAGCCCGACTCCGGCAGCGGAAGCCCCAGCTCCTCGGCATCGGAGGATATCATCCCCCTGATCTGCGACATGTAGAACTCTGCCTGCTTCAGGAAGAAGTTCACGGTGTCATCCTGATCCGTGTAGAGGGGTCGCACGACTGGCTGGAACTCGGGAGCCACGCGGCTGCCCTGGCGCTGGCGGCGACTGTTCTGCGAGGTGAACAGCCCAGCCGACCTGTTGGCCAGATACAGCACGATGAAGTATCGCAGCGTCACCTGCTTGGCGTTCAGATCCTCCTTCTTCAACAGCCTGTTGAAAACCTCATCCGTCAGCAGGGGACGGATGTCGGAGGCCTGCAGCTGCTTCATCACGGGCAGCAGCTGGCGGTAGGCGATGTTCGACGAGTCGATGTACACGCAGCCGTTCTCCTGGTAGTCGATGGCTGAACGCACGAAGCAGCCGGCTGCAGCGGCGTTGTCCAGCTCCACGAACGAGGGGTACTGCTCCGCATGGCTGCGAAGCCAGTCCATCAGGCGGTCAAGCGCCATCATGCCACGCATCATCAGGTTCTCCTTCGCTGCCTGGATCTTCTGGTCCTTGGCAGGCGAACGCTTGCCCTGCTCGTTCTGCACGGTGATGCCGCTGTCGCCGAACATGATGCCCAGCTCGTCGGTGGCCAAGGCCATGGCCAGAGGCCCCAGCGCACGTGCCACCATGGGCTTCAGGAGTTCGTCGCTCTCGGCGGCATCCACAACCTGCACGCCCACGAAGGGCACCAGGTAGATGTCGGCGGCATCGTTCAAGTATGGCTCGATGCTGTCGAAAGGCATCGAGGCGTTTATCTTCACGACCTTCTTCAGGTCGGCTATTGACGATATGATATTCATATACTATTAATCTGTTTCCTTCTTGATTCCTATGTTCTTCACGGCACCCGTGCCCTTGTCGAGGGTGGTGAGCTGCGTGTTGACCACGCCGAAGTAGATGTCCTTGTCCCAGCCGTTCATCATCTTGGCGGCATAGAGCGGAGCCAGCGTCAGCTCCTGGTAGCGCTTCATGAGCGCCTGCTCGATGATGAACAGCTCGCGCGCCTCGGTGCCGTTGATGTTCTTGCTCTTGCCTGGCGAGGCTCCGATGATGCTGGGATGAACGCCCATGGCGTAGCAGATGGTGTTGCTCACCTCCTCCGAGTCCTCGATGTACTCGCCACCCACCTTCTCCTGCTTCAGCGGCTCGATGATCACGTCCTTGTCCTGGAAGCCCTTCAGCTTGTCGTAGCGGAAGTAGCTCACGAACGACTTGCCCGCATTGTCCTCGCCAGTCAGGTATTTCTCGATGCTCTCGAGGAACTCGCGGCGGGCATTCGCCTTCTTCTCATCTTCGGTGTCGGCGATGCCCAGCTCCTTGTAGAGCCCCTCGTAGAACGTCTCCTTGATGTACACCAGGTAACGGATGGACATCTGGTTCTTGATCAGGCTCTTCTTATAGACAGGGATGGCAGTGGCGAAGTCGTACCAACCGCTGACGAAGAGCGACCACCAGTAAGGCTTGGAGTAGTAGAAGCGCCCAGGCGTGCTGATGCGCAGGTTGTGCACATAAGCCCGCTCCTTGCCCAGCTCCTTCAGACCCTTCTCGTTTGGCTCGATACCCATGCGCACGCGCAGGTCGAGCAGCGGGGTCTGGCGGTGCAGCAGCGGGGTGGCCACCAGGTCGGTGACGGTGCCCTTCTGCCACTCGGCCGAGTAGCCGTGCCACTCGATCCTACCCGTCTCCTCGTCGATGAGTGAGATGCGCGAGCAGGCGGATTCCAACGCCTTCACCTGCACCAGCCGCGGCCTGTCCTCGTTGTTGAAGACGTACTGCACGAAGGCATCGCCGAAGATGATGAGGTCGTTGGCGATCTCCTGACGCAGCTGCTCGTAGTCGTTGTCGGTCATGAACCCGAACACCTCGGGAGCATCCGACTCCAGCAGCTCCTCCATGACGACGCTGCCGTCTGCCGACCTCTTCTTGCGATAGACCATGACGCCGTCGCCCATGACGATCTTCTCCTTGTGCTCCACGTTGGAGCCCACGGTGACGTTGGCACCGATCTTCTTCAAAATCAGGTAGGGCAGGTCGTTGTTCCTGCCACGACGCGCCCAGTCGATGGGCTTCTTCAGGTTGACGGGCTCGGCGGGCACGCCCTGGTCGTCGGTGTCGGTGACGATGTCGGTGTTGTCGAACAGCTTGACAAGCCTGTCGCCCTTGGTCATGGCATACACGGAATAGCATCCATTAGCCATGCTGATGATTCGTTTGTTGTTAGACATAACTCAAAAATAAACTTTCATTCCGTTGATCTTCGTAATCAGGCACCGCCTCACCTTGCGAGGGGCACCCAGACCGTCGCACAGCACGTTCACGGTGGAGCCGCTGCTGTGGACGCTGCTCAGCACGCACTTCGGCCAGTCCACCAGCTCGCCGGTGGACACCTTGCAGAACTGGAGCGAGAACGGCACAGGACGGCCATCCCTGCGACGCTCCATGATCTCCACTATCCTAGACTGATGAATCCTTTCCAACATGCCTTGAAACCTTACAAATGTCCCTTGCAACGAAAAAGAGTGCGACGATGAGCAGGATGCCTGGTATCAGTCCGTCCATGAGATGCCCAAGTCCGTCTCCAGCCTCGGTATCTCCAAGTTCAGTGGACTTGACATCGACCTCTCGAACTCCTGACTCCTCAGCCTGGTAGTCCTCAGCTTCCACAGCGACATCGTCGGTGGAAGCGTGCTCCTCCTGCGCCTGCACCTCACCTTCGGCCTCGATGCTCGCAACGGGCGGAAGATGCGTCTCGGGGTCGGCCGGGAGCGACGTGTCGAAGTTCCACGTGATGCGCCACGAGCTGCGGTCGCTGGTTCTGGTACTGGAGGTGACGGTGGAAGAGAGCGACTGGCTCTGGCGTACCACCAGCGAAGAAGAAGTATCTCGCTCCTGTACGTCGAGGTCAGTCTGTACATGGCGATGGCTGCGACAGCCAGCAGCAAGAGTGCCCAGAGACAGGGCAAGAGCCAATGCGGTGATGAAGGTGACATTCTTTCCCATTTTATTCGGTCGAAACTTTTCGCAAAGATAACACGTGCGTCCCCGCACGTAAAGGACAGCGGAAAAACACCCCGCAGAACCGCCCGCGCGCACCATCCGGACGGGGGAGCCCCCAGCATATAAGGCACCCCGAAAAACCTTCGGCCGAAGCTTCTCCCGAGGGCGCTGCGAGGTCACCTGACGGAAAAAAGGGAAAATCTTCCCTTTTTGAAACCCTTTGGCGCTGGCAACCAGCGTTTACCGTTTTCCTCTATGGGAACAACCCGAGAAAAACGGGGTCGGTCGCCGCCCAAAGCCTTTGGAATGAGGTCTCACTGGCATGCCGGAAACCACATTCCAAAGGCTTTGGGCGGCGCATCGCTCCCCCAATGGGTCCGCTCCATGGGGAAGGGCATGATGCAGCTTCGGGCACACCCCCTTCCCCCAATAGGCTGCCTGAAGGCGATAGGTAGGAGTATGACTACTCCTTCACATGGGCTGTTTCCTCACCTGACCGTCGCCATTTGCCAACACGGCACCCGTCTTGACGCAGTTCCGCTTTTTTACGCCGCAAAGGTAAGAGTTGACCCTCCCTGACGAAAGTTCGTGGCGAAAGTTCCTGCAAAAAAATCTCCATCCCCTGCAGGGTAGTATTCAGGCCGTCCGGTTTTTGCGGAAAACTTGCGTCTGATCGGGCTCAACACCTGTTGTGGCAGTGTAAAAAAGGCGAAACATACCGCGTGACGACAGGTGACGCACGAGTTAAAAAAAAGCTCCGGTCAGGGAAACAGCCAAAATGAAAAGGCTCACACCCACGGGCTCTAGGTTCAACATAAGTTTTGAATTTCAATGCTAATAAAATAAAGTTTAACATTAAAAAATTAAAGTCATGAAAACGTACATCGAACAGGAAACAAGGTTAATGAGTGTAGAAGAGCTGATTTGCGCAGCAGGTGGAAAACAGAAGGAAGCAGGCCTGGGACTCTTCCAAGAGGCCGTAGATTTCGAAGCGTTCCTGAACACGCTCAGCGCAGGAAAACGCCGTATCATCGAAGCAGGTGTGGAACTATACAAGCGCAGCCGTGAAAGCCTGTGCAACGTCATCACCGAAAGCACGGCCGCTTACAACCTGCTCAGGGAGAAGATTGCAGACCTCAACCACGAAGAGTTCTGGCTCATCACCCTCAACCAGGCAGCAAGGGTAATCAGCAGGAGAAGGATATCTGCTGGAGGCATCGACCAGACAGCCGTAGATATAAGGCTGATAATCAAATATGCCCTACAGGATAACGCCACACAGATAATGGTAGCACATAACCACCCTTCAGGCAATGTCAGACCAAGTCAAGCCGACAAGACATTGACAGAAAGAATCTGGAAGGCCGCCAATATAATGAACATAAGGATGACTGACCATATAATTATAGGTGAGGACAAATACTTTTCATTCCACGACCAAGGACTAATATACGAACAATATGAAACATGTTTGGAAAGCCTGCCCGAAAGGGTGGGCTTTATTTTTCCGCAAAAAATGAACGGCTCCGCCGCCACGTGGGCGTTGGAGCCGTTCATTTTTTGCCCTGGCCAAGGAACACAGCACCTCCTGCAGCCTTGGATGACGTGGTGAAGAAGAAGTTCATGCCATACCAGAGGGTGTCGAAGGCATCGGTGACGTGCGTCTTGTACTGGTCGGGGTTGTCGGGCGTGTCGTCGGTCTTCTCGACGGACTTGTCCTTCTCGAAGCCGTTGCGCCCCTGATGTACACCAGCCTGTTCCATGGCGATCTTCAGGAACTCGTTGTTGTAGAGGTTGAACTGCGGGAACAGGAATTCGGGATCACCCTTCAGGGTGCGGTCGATCATCAGGTGCTTCCAATCGTGGGCGGGAGCCTGACCCACATACACCATGGTGACATTGTAGCCATTGTCGGTGAACACGCGCTCCAGCGTGCTGGCGTAGCTCTCGCTGGAGGTGGCGTTCTCCCAGGTGAAGGTGTGGTCGTAGTAGATGACCACGTCGTGGCCGAGCTTCGGACGGTAGTAGTCGCACACCTGCTGCGCCAGATCCTGCAGCTTGGACGGCGTCTTCACGTAGAAGGACTTGAGCACCTTCATCGTCCTGTCACGCTTCTGAGCCACCACGGCGGTGCAGATGGAGGCGTTGGCATCGAAGCCCATGTGCAGCTCACGGGAGAAGTCGAGGTCACCGTCGCCGAGGCATCCACTCTTCTGCAGGCGGTTCCAGTCGCTGCCCAGCGCAGATAGCCTCCCGCTGTCGGACGGCACGTAGAAATGCACGTTCTCATCGAGTGCGCTGTAGAAGCCGTTGGCGACCTTGAAGATGCGCTCGTTGAGGAAAGCGGTGCGCCACACCAGCGCTGGGGAGTCGCGCTCCATCTGCCAGATGTAGTCCTCACCCACCACCTCGAGGTTGTCGAAGATGTCGTACTCGCCGTAGAACACCGTGTACTCCCTCGCCTTGCCTGGCTCGGGCTTCACGGGCGGCTGGTACTTGCGGGCGAGGTCGAGGTCACGCTGCAGCTCACGGACCATCCGCTGCGTATGGTCGGTGAGCGGCTTCATCTTATACTCGATGAGCTTGCGGTAGAGGGTGCGGATGAGGTTGATGTGGTCGGTCGACATCTCATCGACCTTGTCGAGCAGCCACCGCCCCGCACCGTTGGTGGGCATGTCAGTCGAATAGCATACGCTGTGATGGTGGGGGCAGCTGCCGAAATACTGCAGGTTGCCACGGTTGGCTGGGTTGACCTCCGACTTGATCTTGTCGTAGGAAAGGAACTTCGCCTCGGGGCCGATGAGCCAGTCGATGGACATGGAGTTGGCCGACATCGAGTTGTTGAACGAGAGAACCACCATGACGGTACCGTTCCAGAAATGGAAGGCGTTGGCCCAGCCCTCGCCCATGAGCGGACGAACGGGCTTGCCGAAGCCCATGGCAGGCGAAGCCTTGTGCCCAACGACGTAGTGGACTCCCTGACGGTAGCCCCATTCGGAAAGTGCCTTGCAGATGGCGGGAAGCGTGTTGCACCACGCCTTGGCATAGGAGGGAGATATCAGCGCACCCAAGGATCCAGGCATCTCCCACACGTTGCGGATGATGACACGCGCATCGATGCCCTCGCTCTTGCCCGTGCCTCGGGAGGCGATGATGTACTCGTCGTGGGCGGATATGGCCATGGCCTGACGCTGCATGCGGTTGAAGAACTTGCGCACGACATAGTCCTGCTGCATCCTCATCTGATGCATGGACAAAGGCACAGGTCGGGACCTCGCAGCCATCGTCAGCCCTCCTCCACTATCTCGGCATCCGTAGGCGTGCCGAGAATCTTGTTCCTGGCCAGCTGGCGCAGCTCGCGCCTACGCTCCTCCAGGTTGGGTATGCGCTCCACGCCTTCCAGCAGGGTGACATCGTCGGTGGGCTCGAAGCTGGGCGGAACCATCTCCGAAAAATCGATCCTGTCATCCTCCTTGTCGGAACGGGTGTATTTGCCGAGCTTGTCGAGGGCGCTGGCGGCACCCTTGGCATCATGCTTCTCGATGGCAACCTTGAACGCCCGCTTGGCACCCTCGACGATCATGTAGCGGTACCACGACTTGGCGGCAAGCTGGATGTTGCCCACCAGACGGTTAGCCATGGCCACGTCACGGTAGGCCTGTGACTTGCTGACCCCGGCAGTGGCACCACCACAACCACCCATGAGGAAGCTCACAAGATCCTTCTCCTCAATCAGTGGCTCCTCCATCCGCTTGGCGACAAGCAGCATCATGCGCTCCTTGATGAGCTGCTCACGGGCGGAAAGAACCTCTGCAGAGTCCCCGCGGCTCTTGAACAGGGCTCGCTCGATGCGGTCGTATGTACAGTCCTTCTCAGCCATCACTTCATGTTCTGTTCCTTCAGGTAGGAGTCGGCGAGAGGCTCGGCGGCAGGAGAACCTGCCTTGGCCAGCCTGATCACCGTCCTACGCAGCTCGTACTTCGTGGTCAGACGACCACGGTGGTACGCCTCATAGACGCTGCTGTCGCGGTGGTTGCGGCACAGCTCGACGAACTCCATACGCTCTTCTGCCCGGAGACCGAGCAGGATGGATATCTCGTCAGGCGGCAGCAGGGCGGCCGCCATGTCCTCAATCTTCTGAAGAACCTCCTCCGTATAATCCATAATCCAAAGCATCGCCGAAAGCCTCGGCATACATTTTCTCAAAATAATCATAGTATTCCCCGCGCGTGAACCAGAAGCCACTCTCCCAACGGTGGTTCCAGTTCAGGTTGGCAGAGCCGACGATTCCGAAGCTGTAGGCCTCGTTCCTCACCAGGAGAACCTTGGCGTGGCAGCTGTCCAGACGAACCTCAGGCGTGATGCCTTCGGCGAAAAGCAGCAACGGCAGCTTGTGGCGGCGCACGTTCATGTCAAGGAGAAGACGGAGAGAGAGCAGCAGCTTCCCTTCGTTCAGGAAGAACAGGCTGCGCAGGCTGTCTTCGGATATGTTGAACGTGGCCACGCTGACATGGGCAGGCCCTATCCTGGAAAGGAGAATGGGCAACAACTGATGTATCGCCCATTCACCCTTGTGCATGAAAGGAGCGACGGTGTGGGGCTCCAAGGCACCCGGAAAGCAGCTGTCAAGGAGGTCGGTCATGATGCGGACATCTTTGCCTCAATATCCATCAGCTCCTGTTCGTAGCCCTCGATGCGACGCATGGCATTCTCGTAAACGACGGTACGGCCATCCTCCTTGGCCTTGGCAGCCGCCTTCAGGGAGTTGCGTATGTTGTCCTTCAGACGGCGCACAGCACGGGCATATTCATATCCACGCACGACAGGATCCTCGCTGTACTGCGGACGCTCGGCCTCCAGCTCTACCTTCCTGCCCTCGGACCACGCATCTATCCTACCCCACAGACGACGGCGCTCGTCATCGAGGTCGCACAGCTGCTTGGCCAGCTTCCGCCGCTCATCATTGGAGATGTCAGCATGGCTGATATCGGCATGGAGACGTGCATAAAGCGGAACAATCTCCTTGATGCGGTCATAGACCTTCCTGATGGATGGAGGCATGGAAGCCTCGGTGACCACCTTCACGCCAGGCTTGGACAGGTCATCGACACGCTCGGAGAGCTCGTCGATGGAGTCCCCATGGGAACGGACTTCATCCTCCAGGGAGACAACCCTGTCGTCAAGGTCAGTCACATCATCCTGCACATCCGACACGGATCTGTCGATTTCAGTTCGAATCCTGTCGATTTCCGTTCGATTGTCGCGCTTTTCCGCCCGTTTTACAGGGTCGGCCGCCTTCTGGACAGAGGCGGCAGCCACTTGAACAGGCTTGAACGCCTCAGGATAAAGGGACGGCTGCAGGGTGATGTCACGGCTGATGCGTGCCAATGCATTGATGAGCAAGGTGAAGTGGCCATCGAACTGATGG